TACCGATTTGTGTATTCAAGTAGCACTTAAATTTGAAATTGTCAGAAAAATCTACTATACCATTTTTAAGCTCAAAGTTATATGAATTGTAATACTCAAGAAGCAGATAATCATCCACTTTGTTAGTTACAGTAAATACGTCAGAGTATATTGTTCCTAAGCCTGATATTGAAATAGCTAGATAATATAAACCTTCATGCTTTATTTCAACTATAGGAAGAGTACCAGGATATTTAAGAAGCTTAAAGCCAGTATACGGCTTAATAGTCAGGCCATTTTCTTTCATACTTGTTGTTATAGTGGTATAAGTCCCTGTATTGTAATTATATAATCTTACCCATTTTATAGATGTTCCACTAGCAAGAACTACTTGAAAAGGCAATAACATATTCTTATAGGTTATTAGCGGATAAACCTGGCCAAAAGCATAATCTTTACGATGATTTTGCAGTGCAAGATTATCGTAAAAAGGTAGTGGCGATATGTTATTATTTACTAACTTCATGTTGTAAATTTAGTGATTATAAATAATACATAAAAATTTTCTAATGTATTTAACATAAGCATCACTCCGGCTTGTAAAGCAAATTTACTTTAGCAATTCTAGTATCTAAGCTTATAGATATTTCATCTATTTTGCCGTTTCCAAATGCTGTTTTAATAAGTTCTAGCTCGTCTAGGTCTTCTTCTGTAGGAAATTCTATAGTATGTTTCATACATTTTTTTATATCCCTTGCATATAAATAATTAAGCACATTAGACTCTATGTTATAGGCTGGCATATCCCAAAGATAGAAATTCTGCAAGTATATCCATGATGCATACCAATTTTGTACTATAGCCTCATAGGAATCTCCATTTTCATCTATAAGGCCATCTACTGTTATTATTGGTAATTCTAAATTTTGGCCATTTTTAACCGGGCATAATAGAACAAAACCGTCTTCTGAAAAGTTTGTTGGATTAAATAACATATAATCCACATCAGATGAAAACTGTCCAATGTTTATTTCTTCTGTTTTATCTTTTTGTATATAATTAGATTTCACATCAATGGTTACACCACCAAACAAATCGGTTACATCGTCCATCCATGCAAATTCGTATCGCTGATTTAGGTCTGATTTTTCAAACTCTACTTCAGATTGGAAATAAGATGATAGCTTCTTATTAAATTGGTCTGTAAGTTTAGTAAAATCAAGCTGATAGCTTGACCTACTAGAATAGCTTCCACCATTCATAAAGAAGTATACGTGCTCTATTTTGAATTTATTGTCTTCAATATACCAATAACATCTAAAGCAATCACGCAACATTTTCATAAGCTCTTCGAGTGAAGCTTCCGCTTTTTGAGCTGGCTGGTCATAGTCTCCTTTAAGTATATTAGTTTTTTGTGTTATATATACATAAAATCTTTTCATTCCTAATGGATTAGTTGTGCCATATAAAAATTGGCTATATTCTGCAGTTGGCTCATGTGATAATGTAGGGTCTATTTTCTTGAGAATAGCCTTTATGGCCGCGCCAATAGAATAACTATCTTTTAATACATACTGTTTTCTTAATTTTTCTTCAAAATATTCATAAAAACTATCATATACATACCACAGTGAAGCATTTGCCCATGAATTTTTGCTAATAGGCAAAGGTCTTCCTATTCCTGCGCTACTAGGAATAAATTGGTTAGTAAAATACTGCCCATAATCATTTAAGCCATATTTTGTTGGCTCATTTACCGCTCTAGAAGTACAGAAAAACATACCACCTTTTAAGCCAATACATTTTTTATAGTTTCTTCTATTATCAGTGACAAAATCATCTGATGGTAAATTATAGGTATTTTTAACACCTTCTGAGTCTTCTACAGTATCTACATCACAAAGTAAGCGCCTATATATTCTATATGTAAACAAATTACTTATAGTACATGAGTTTTTAGCATTTTCCACATCTATTAGTTTAGAGGTATATCTTAAGTGTTTATCATTAGTGTAATCTCGGTCTTTTGAAAACAGCGTTTCATCATCGATATTAACAGCTGTTTCAGATTTATATAGTACTTTATTATCTGAATTTCTTTTTATCATAATAAAGTAGCTTACATCTGTAAATGGTGGTTGAGCATCAGGATTTTTCTCTAAATAGCAAGTATAGCCATTCCAGTTGCTATAATAACCATTAGTTCCGGCATATACGCCATTAACGCCTGCTTTGTTAGAATTTTTTATGTAAAATTCATTACCAGATTTTATATAGGAAAAATAGAAGTTATTTATAAGCGCAGCATTGTCATCTATACTTTCATTCACATCATCTTCCCAATAGGTACCACCGAAGAAATTAGTTATAGAATTGGCACCACGGACATAAACTTGCATGAGTGAGCGTTTATGCAAGTTTATTTTTGATATTTCAGGAGCAAGTTTTATAAGGTCATAAGTATTTTCATATTTATTCATGACCTCTGTATAGTTATCTATTGTTGTAGTTTTAAGTTCACATTTCTTTTTATCGTGGTCAAACTTGCAATCAGTTTTATTAAATTCACCTTTATAGTACTCAACCCATTTTTTAGAAGTTCTATTATATTTATCAATAATAAATATGAGTTGGTCCTCAAGACTTGACTGCTTAACAATTTCATAAGCATCGCCAAACAGGTTGATTTTACCATCTATAGAAATACGGAAAAATTCTTGCCCACTCTCTTTGGCGTATTTCTTATTAAGCTCTTTGTAATGAGGTCTTACTTCTACTTTATCACCATCATTCTTTGATATGTAGAATTTATATTTCGGAGGTATCATATCTTTTAGTTTTTAATTATGCGTTTAACATTTCTATGTTGCATTATAACAGTTCCATCTGGCATAGTATAATACCTTGTTTCATTCTGCTTTCTAATGCTTCGCACGTCATCCTCAATTTTAGAGAGGTCCATACTATTATTAGAATTGAGAGAAATATTCAACCTATCGGAATTGCCAAATGCATTTAAATACTTATCTTCGAATGTTCCTTTGTTGAAGCTATCTATTACATCTGGTAGTATCTTACGATATTTTCTTGTTCTTTGCTTATTAATGATAGCAAGTGCTTCTCCACCTTCAGCTCTCATTCTGCGCTTCTTCTTATTCTTTACGCCCAAATCGATGTCATTACCTGATGCGTGAGAACCTCCTTCCAAGAACTCAAGACCACCTTCACCATATTCTTCTGATTGACTTGCGGTTACCTGCTTAGCTTTAACTTTCGCAACAGCAAATGAGGTCCACATCGTAGCAATAGCAGCTAATGCGAGAGCTGGGCCAACAATAGGAATTGAAGAGAATGAACTCCACAAATTAGCAGATGCTGTGACAAGCGAAGATGCCTGAGTAACAGTGTTCATTGCTTCTTGACGTTTTTGGGCAGCAGCAAGCATTTTCTGTTTTTCTTGCTGATTTTTCTTTTCTTGCTCAAGCTCTTTTTTTGCTGTTGCTACATTATTAGCATAGCCATTATTACGAGCTTCAACTTCAGCATCATAAGCTTTTTGTGCGGCCTCTACTCGAGCTTCAGCTGCTTCTACAGCTTGTTCAGCCAATTCAACTTCAGCGTCCATGATAGATTGAAGCTGCTCTATTACTATATTTACAGCATCTTTTAGAGCATCAATCTGGTCATCATCAAAACCAAGTTTTTCAAGTAAAGTACCACCTAAACCTTTTTTGCCAATGTTCTTAATAAAATCATCAAGTTCTGACAGCTCACGGTCTATACCTTTAACAGTAGCTTTAGCCGCATCAATCTGAGCTTGACTCCAATCTAGTCCACCAGCTTCTGCTAAACGTATTTGTTCTTGCCATCTAGCTTTTTCTTGTTCAAGCTTAAATCGGGTTATCTCAGTTTCGCTGCGCTTAACTTCATTAAATACAGCTTCATCAAGAGCTTGTTGTTCATCAAAGCTTGACATATTAAAACTACCAACAGTAATAGCCTTTTGTTTATCAAAAGATGCATTTATAGCGCTTGTAGGTTGTCTTTTAGCTTCTGGTAACTGAGCATTCTTAAGTAATGCTATTTGTCTTTCTACATCTAATCGCTTTAATGAATTGCTGAGTTCCTCATAAGAACCTTTTTTTGATACTTCACCTTCTAATTCTAACAACTCTAATAGCTGTTCAGCTTTTTGTATTTCTACATCTATATTGAGCAAATCTAGACTTAGAGTTAAGCCTTTTTGCTTGTTCTTTATAGCATTTTCTATATCATCTAGTGCTTTGATAGCTGTTTCTTTTTGGCTTTCTGTAAGCTTTTTATATTTTTCGTCTTGACCATTCAGTATTTTTTGGATTCTAGAATATTTATCGTTTAAATCAGCTATTTCTTGATTGAATGATGCAAAGGCTTCAGCTCTGCGCTTCTTATTTTCATCCCTCTCAATCTCTGTACGGCTCTTTTGATATGCTTTTTCGGCTGCTAATGCCAGGTTATTTAGGCGGTCATCAGCGTCTCTTGGTGTACGACCTCCTTTATCTTTTTTGTGAGATTCTTCTAAGCCAATTTCTTTAAATAGATCATCTGCTTGGTCTTCATAAAATTTCCATACGTTGAAATAGCTTTCAACTTCTTTTTTAAGATCATCTGCATCTTTTTGTAAACTTTCTACATTTCTCTGCCTCTGCTTTTTTAATCTAGTTTCAAGTGACAAATCAGAGTCTGGTCCAGAGATGCCACCCCATAAAGCTTTAAAGTAATTTATAGTTTTGTCGAAAAAGCCGTACTCACGCACTTTTTCAAGTTCAGCTTTATTTTCTGCAGCTAATAGCTTTTGGTATTGCTGGGACACAACATTTAGCGCAGCTTCTGCTTTAGCTCTTGCTTTATACGCAGCTACAACAGATTCTGTGTTTTCTACGAAAGCATTATTGGCGTCATTTATACTATCAATGGTGATGCCTAATTTACTGAACTCTTTTTCATTATCTTTAATCCACTGTGTTTGTGCTTTTATGTTATCCCCTAAATCTCTCCAATTTTCAGATAACCTTCTTAGCACAGCTATTTGCTGACCGTATGCACCGGTTGAGCCTTTTCCTAATTCACTGTTTAAATCTTCTAAAGCATCTTCAAAAGATTTAGCTGCATCTCTACCTGCTAGTGTTTTATCAATCCATGCTATAATTTCTTTACCATACATAGAAAACACAGTAAGCAATACAACCAAAGCGGTATTCCAGCTAAATAGTGATTTTACAACAGACTTTGTTACACTTATTTGCTCTTTTCCTTCAGCAGCCAATAATTCATTCTGCTTTCTTAGTCTGTTAATTTCATCAACTACCATAGGTATATTATTTGATATACCTAAAAAGAAAGTATTAAGTGATACAGCAGCAGCTGGTAATTCTCGTACTACCTGAGAGATAGATATTCCTAAGCCATCCCATGTTCTTTGATAATGTCCTACGGATAATCTGTAATTGCCTGTGGCTTCTTGAAGCTTTATCATTTGCTGATAAATTTCATTTGTTTCCGCTTCAAGCTTTTTACCAGAGTCAGCAGCCTCTCTTTCAGCTGCAGACATTTGGTTAAGCTTTATTTTATTCAGCTCATATTGTGCTGAAAGTCTATTATATGACCCTTCAGCAGAAGAAGCTATTGTTGCTTGAAGTTGAGCAACTCTATTTGCTTCTTTTATTTGAGTTGAATACAGCTTTAATTGCTGATTTTCTTCAGATTGTGCATAGGCAAGTTTCTCTTGAGCCTGAGCTAATGGGTCTACTGTAGCTTTCTGCTGTTTTCTAGCAGAAGTAAGCTCAGCAATCTTAGCTTTCAATTCAAGTAATCTTTTACCTTCATCTGACTGTAAATAAGCTAATCTTTGCTCTGCCTTTTCTACTTCAGATAAAGTTTGGATATGAGGTTTCATTTGGTCATCAAGAGCCTTAATCTGATTTTTCAAATTAAGAATATCGTTGAGCAATTGCTGCCCCATTTCACTATCTGCTCTTTCAGCTGCAGTTAAAGACTTATATAGCTCAACTGTTTGCTTTAGGTCAGACTTAAGACGGTCATAAGAAGATATAGCTTGCTGGATATAACGCTGCTGTTCTACAGTTGCTCTATTAGCATCTGAAGTTTGTGCTTTAAGCCAAGCAATCTGTTTACCTGTATCAGATAAAGCTAATTTAAGCTCATTCTGAGCTCTTTCAAGTCTTGACGTAGATGCTGTTGCTTCATCAATAGCTTTACGCCCTTCACTTGTAGCTCCACTAGCAGATTTAAGAGAATGCACAATCCTATCTGCACCTGCCCTGATAGCATTTACCATTGTCTCGTATGACTGATTGAGCTCGCCAAGTTGTTTGACAAGCTTTTCAATCGAGTCATCCGGCTCAATTATATCGCTATATTTTATCTTATCGTCTTCAGCCATAATTATTTCCTTTTATGCCGTTTAACACTCTTGCTTTCTGCTTCTAATTGCTGTTTTATATTATCAACAGCATTATAGAATTGAAGTACTGTCATCTTTTTAGCATCCATACTTGTTTTTTGAGCTATCAAAAGGCAAGTACTTTCAAACTGCTTATCATATTTTATTTCAACAGACTCACTTCCTATGTATGATTTTGGAGAATGCATATTAAGCATTATCATATCTATGGTTTCTATCTGTTCAGAGTTATCTGTGTCATTTATCATAGAGTCCAACACAAGAAGTGTTCTTTGCTTTAACTTATCGTATGCATCTTTTTCCTTTGGATTTACAAAATCTCCTGGAAAGTACATTTCAAGTTCAGTGGTTACTTTTTTTTTAAGCCAAGTCAAAAAGTCTATAATCTTTGAATGCTTTATTTCTTTAAGCCTGGCCAATATGTTTTTAAGTCCATCGTCTGACAAATCATTAACTTCTTCACCGTCTATGCTATGAATAAGAGCTGCAAAAGCTAAGTACCTCGGTGAAATTTCGTTGTTCACCATATACATATTTTGCCTCATGTTTTGCAGTTCTTGCAAAGCTTTTTTGGCATTATTGCTTTTAATGAATTTAGCAACACGGGTTATATGGGCATCAATATCATCTGCATCTGAGCCAATTCCAGAGTCTATAAGCAAATACTTATTGTACTTCTGAAAATTTACAATAGGCATTTCATCTATGCTGTCATATACCCGCACGACTTTTTTATTTACTATCAGGTTTTTCATATTAAAATTCGCGTTATAGGGGTTGATATGATAGGAATAAATATAATACTCATCTCGTTAAAGAAAATAGCGAGAATGATAGCGAGAATAAGCGACGTCCAAAAGCTTAAGCAAAAGTCACAATCGAATAATTGAGAAATAAGCTTAGGAGCTCTGGTAATTATCTCATCGCGCACACCGAGTTTTCCAATTAGCAAAATAGCAAATGCTGCTGCTAAGGCTATATATATTAAAGCCGAAAGCATTGTTATAAAATATACCGTTGACATAATTCTCTAGTTGTTAAAGTAAATTCAATTCGTATTCCTGCATAAGGGTACATAAAGAATTGTTTATCGATATCTTGTATACCTTCTCCTTTATAAGTATAGTTATTATAGATTTTCTCTATTGAATAACCTTTGTATATATTTTCAAAGCGCTCATATATATCATTTATAACAAGCTTACCAGTTGTAGTAATAAGACCTGGAGTAGTTAATACCCGCATAATTTCATCTTTTACTTCTTCTGTATGCATAACAGTTTCATCTTCATAAATGCTACTGAGGTCATACCAGAATATAATGGCCCCGCTGAAAGTGTATTGTGGCAATGATTGAACTACTTCAGTAATCTTTTGTGGGTCATAAATATCAAACCATGAAAAATTGCCAAAGTTATCATTTGGTAAAAGCGACACATATTCTCCATTGCCGTTATACATCGCAGGATATATAAACTTATTACCATCTGGCCTATGTTCTACAAGCTTATATGCTCTACCAAATGCACAATTAAGCCACTTAAGTCTGTTCATAAGTGACTTTTGCATATCCTGTAATATCTTATCAAGCAATACAGGGTCTTCCTTAAATCTTATTTGTACTGAGTTTTCCTTCATTTCCTTATTGCCTGTTTTAATCGTTTAACTAATTCTTTTCTTATATGAGAACGAACTATTCTGGTAAAGTTTTTATCCGTTAAGCGAAAAATCTCTTCACCATATTTCTCAATAAGCTCAGGTGTTTTTTCATCACTCGCAGTCACATAAAAACCTTCTAAGTCAAATACTACAAACATAGACTCATGAAAAGCACCTGTGTCTCGCAATGTGACCCTTGTAGTAGGCTGACCTTTTTTCTTTTTTATTTGTATGGTTTTAGGCTTATATGGCATATAATCCATTATCTTTT